AAAGCAATAGGTAATAATATAATCATACTACCAAAAAAAGTAGTTACAGATAAAACGAAAGGTGGTCTTATTTTGATTGAAAAAGATAAAGAAGATATTAGATATAAAGAAGCCGTTGTTGTTTCAGTAAGTGATGATATAAAAGTAGTTGTTGAAGGAGATGAAATATACTATGATAAACATGCTGGACATGGTATAGAATTTGAAGGCGACAAATATACAATAATTAAATTGCAAGATATAGTTGTTGTATTATGAAGCGGTTTGAGGCTAAGGATATAAAAGAACTTAATTTATTAAAAAACTATAGGATAATACGTAAGTGGGCCTGTAAAAACAATAACTTAAGTGACGCTGATCTTGAATTGCTAATATACTTTGATTGCATGGACTTATTTACAAAACAAGATTTTAAAATAGGTACCTATTCATACAGTTGGGACAATAGACGATGGAACTCTTTATTAAAAGAAGGTTGGATAGTTGTTTGGAGACCTAGAAATCATACTACGCAAAAATATCATATATATAAAGTTTCTTTTAAGTGCAAACAATTAATAAGTAGAATGTACCGCATAATGCTTGGTATAGAAGAAATACCTACTAGCACACAAAGAAACCCTATAATGAAAGGTAAAACATATAGTGATATTGTATTAAAAAAAGCAATAGAGAACGTTAACAAAAATAATTAAAATGATAGATCCTTATAACCCAAATCAGTTACAACCTAATATAATTAATCCAAATGCAATGAGTAATATGCAGACATTGCAAGGTATAAACGGGGTGCCTATGGTTGGCACTGCAAATAGAGCAATGTCTCAATATCCCGGAGCAGTGGGCAGTCAACCTCAATATCCAGGTGCAACAGCTAATCAGCCTCAATACACTAAAGTGAATATTGATCAATCTCAATTTGGAACTACGCCAAATCCTTTTAATCAGAATTTACAAGCTGGCATTATGCCTAATAACAACTATTAAATTACCAACTATGATTATGAATATTAAAGACCATCCTATATTACCACTTGATATAGAAGCAAAAAGATCAGGCGTAGGAGCGAATGCTTTATGGAGTGGGCCGCTTAATACAACTGGTTACCCAAAAGGCAAAGGTTCTAGTTCTGGAGCAAATGGAATTATATTAAGTAATGACAAACCTCATGCATGCGGTTGTCCAATTACTCAAAGAGCAAAAGGAAAATCGAATGGGAACTACTGATTTAAAAATGTATTTACTGAATGGTTCAGCTATGATCATAAGTCTTACTACAATTGAACCTGCCTTAAAAATAATATTGTTATTGTTATCTATTGGATATACAATAAATAGGTGGTATGCTTTATATAATGAGAAGCAAATTAATAATAAACCAAATAATAACTAATAACTGTATCATGGCAAAAATGGTAAAAGAGAAAGCTACGGGCGAAAAATATGCATCTAAAGCCACTATGGCTAAGCACGAAAAGATGGAAGGCAAAAAAATGCAATTAAAAGAAAAAACAATAAATAAAAAACAAACAATTAAAAACAAAAAGTAAAATGGCATACACACAAAAACCAGGAAGAGGAAACGCTCCAAAAACAGGAAATGGATTACCACCAGTTTTAGTACAGAAAAAACCAGACTTTACAGGGTCAACTGATAAAGGAGAAATGGGAGGCGGTAATTTAGCTGGAAGAACGCCTAATACTGACTTGTTAAAAGTAGCGAAACACTACGGAGGCAAAGTTATGGGTAAAATATCCGAAGCTGGAGAATATCTTAAAGATCTTTCTGAAGGTAGAAAAGGTTCTTCTGGATATAGCGGTGGAGACGAAAGTATGAGACAAAAAAGCATTGCTAAGAAAACTAAAAAATAAATTATGGGGCAATATGGAAATCAACCAGATTTTGCTACAACAGTAGGTACCATTGCATCATTGCCGGCGACTAATATACAGTCGGCGGCAATATACATTGGTGTGTTGACAAATGAATCAATTACAGGGTCTATTACTGTTAGACCTGTAGGTAATACTAGTGACGTTACTTTCTCTGGTATAACTAGTGGTTCATTTTTGCCGGTAATAGTCGGATCTATAACATCTGCTGTAAATATACCAAATAGCAGTATATTATTAGTATACTAATATGATAGCTATAGGTATAGGATTGGCTTGGAAAATTAATAAAAACACATTAGTTTCTAATCTTATAAACTCGTTTAAAGCGAGGGTGGCTACTGACTCTGGTTTATTTGAAGCAGAATCTTGCTTAAATGCAACATTGACAAACTTAAATAATATATAATGGCATTATTACAAAAAGCAAGTTTAATTGTAACCCCGAACGCTGAAAAGGCTGGTAAACTATACTCTGTTATTCCTGCAGACGGTAGCGGGGATATGACCGTTGTAAGAGGCACAACAGCCACGAGAGTTAATAGTTTAGGTTTAATCGAAAATGTAGCCGTAAACGAGCCGAGATTGAACTACGATACAGTAGGCGGTTGCCCTGCTATTTTGATTGAGCCTCAAAGGACAAATTTAGCTTTAAGAAGTGAGGAGTTTGAAAATGCGAGCTGGAGTAAGAATGGAATAACAATTACAGCTAATTCAACAATTTCTCCAAGTGGTTTAATGAATGCGGATACAATTGTATCTACAATTACAGGACAGGCAAGGGTTGAACAACCATTAGCACTACCTTCTGTAAATACAACTTATACCTTTTCGGTTTATGCTAAAACTTCATCTTCTCCATTTGTTGCATTGACAAGATTTTCAGGAGCTTTTGGAGCTATATTTAACTTAGCAAACGGAACAGTAGTCAGCCAATTTGGTGGTGTTAATCCTATTATAATATCTGTTGGAAACGGATGGTATAGAATATCTATTGTAGTCAATGTTTTGACAACTGACACTGCTAACGCTTGGAAAATTCATCCTTGCACATCAACAGATGCTTTTGCAAGTGCTGTAGGAAATAGTGTATTCCTTTGGGGCGCACAATTAGAACAAGGAGCATACGCTACTTCATATATACCAACTCTTGGAAGTGCTATAACAAGGAATGCAGATTCATTAACAAGAGCAAACATTTTCACAAATAATCTAATTACAAGTGCAGGCGGTACTTGGTTTATTCATTTGAGAAATAATATAGCTTTGAAAAGAGACGCTTCAACACCATCTATAAGTATTGACACTTCAACATTAACAAATGGATTTTCAATAAAGCATACAGACGCAACTTCAAATTTAAGATTAACCGTTGTTAAAGTTATATCTTTTGCTCAAACAAATATTTTTACAACAACAACCGATACGGTAAAAATAGCAATTAAATGGAATGGTACAACTGCCGATGTTTTTCAAAACGGTGTAAAAGTAATAACAGCAACAGCGTTTACAACAACAGCAATGCAAAACTTATCTTTGTTAGGTACTGACGTTCAAAAATCAATAAACAGTACAATGTTGTTTCCTACTCCTTTAACCGATACTGAATGTATAAACTTAACAACTTTATAAAATGATATTCAAATTAAACTACCCCGACAAACAAACAGCAATAGCTGATTTAATAGATAAAAAAATAATTGATGAAGAATTTAATTATTTAAAAGGAACACACTCCGTAGTGGAAATAGGCAAAATCGTAAGTATACCCGCCACATTTGACGATGATGGCGAGTTACTTACTGAGCCTATTTACCACGACGGTTATGCTTATGATGTAATGAGTGAACAAGATATAGTATTTGAAAGTGAGATATTTCCAAAACATCCTAAACATAGTTTCGGATTATGATATTAATTGCACAAGATAAGGCAAATCATTTCATATATGGGTTTTTGATTTTTATGATTAGTCAATATTTTTTAAACGACTATTTAAGTTTCGGGGTTGTATTCGCTTTCGCATTAAGCAAAGAAATTAAAGACGAAATAGTATATAAAGGTTTTGATTATAAGGATTTATTAGCAACACTTTTACCAGCAATCATAGTATATTTTTTAAGGTAGTAATATATGCATCTAAAGTTACAGTGGTAGAAAATACTATAACTACGTAATTAAATATAATAATAACGCAATTAACAATAAAATTAAATTAAATGAAAACAGAAATTAAAAAAATTACAGCAGAACAATTAGAAAAAATCAAAGAAGGCCAGAAAGACTTGCAAAATGTGTTAATTAATATTGGGGTTCTGGAATCACAAAAGCATAGTTATCTACATCAATTAGCTGACCTAAATAAATCTATTGAAGATTTTAAATCAGAAATTGAATCAGAGTATGGTTCAATTAATATTGATTTGCAAGATGGATCTTATACTAAAATTATAAAAGAAGGTGGATCAACGCCTCTAAATGAAGACTAGATATGGACTCCATTATAAGAAAAATAAGTATAGGTTCTGATTATAAAAATGATGCAATGCACTATTCAATAGGCCAAACAGTATATGGTGGACATGAAATTTCACATATATTATTCAATGAGTTAGAAAATTCTTATAATATTCATATAAAAAAAGGAGATGAAATAATGCCTTGGAAAAAATTTAATTCCAATATGGCAATATCAGTTGAATATGATTTAGAATATTAATGAGAAGTGTATTTAACTTTATAGTTAAGCCATTAGGCGAAAGATATGAAAACAGCATTACGGTAGATAATAAAGAATTATTACTAAACACAAAAATAGAAAGTTTTAAATCTGTTAATAATGTAGCGGTTGTAATTGCAACTCCTTTAGCATTCAAAACAGAAATTAAAGAGGGAGATTTAGTAGTAATTCACCATAATGTATTTAGGAGGTTTTATGATATGAAAGGCAAAAGTAAAAATAGCTCTTCGTATTTTAGAGACGACCAATATTTTTGCAATATAGATCAAATTTATTTATATAAAAATGATAGTAAGTGGATAGCTTTCAATGATAGATGTTTTGTAAAACCTATAAAAAATAATGACAAATTTAAGCTAAATAAAGAAAGAGAACTTATTGGTATATTAAAATACGGAAATGATTCCTTAAACAAGCTTAAAATCAATCCTGGTAACCTAGTAGGTTATACTCCTAATGGTGAGTATGAGTTTATTATAGAAGGCCAGCGATTATATTGTATGAAATCTAATGATATTGTAATTAAATATGGATACAAAGGAGACGAAGTTGAGTATAATCCAAGCTGGGCACAAAGCGGTATTGGAGCTAATTAAAGTAGCTGAAGAGGCTATACTTAATAATGGTGATGACGATTTAAGTGCTGACAAATTAAAAAATGCTGCTGCTACAAAAAAATTAGCAATATTCGATGCGTTTGAAATTCTCGCTAGAATAGAAGACGAAACAAAAATGATTGAAGAAGCTTCTAAAGAAACTACCGCAAAACCGTTTAAAGGATTTGCAGAAGGGAGGTCTAGATAATGTACGAGCAAACTCTATATAAAATATTACCGGACTATATAAAACCTACTGTTATTAAAAAAAACAATAGATTAAATAAATGGAAATATGGATATGATAAAGATTATGATGTAGTCGTTATCAGTAAGACAGGTAAAATTGGCGAAATATACGAAATACAAAATCTTAGAATTGCATTACCATTTGCAGAAGATGTTTATAAAAGATCAGAAGTAAAAGAAGAACAATATTGGGAGCAAGTTAAATACCCAAAAGAGTTAGATAAAATAAAGAATGTTAGTGATTGGAATAAGCATCCAGATAGTTTTAAAGAATACTGGTATGATTATATAGATCAAGAGTTCAAAAGAAGAGAAGAGGGATTTACTTATTATAGTAATGGTAAACCAACATATATAACCGGTACACATTATATGTACTTGCAATGGAGCAAGATAGACGTTGGAGCAGCAGACTTTAGAGAATCAAACAGATTATTTTTTATATTTTGGGAGGCATGCAAAGCAGATCCTAGATGTTATGGAATGTGTTATTTAAAAAATAGACGTTCTGGATTTTCATTTATGTCTTCAGCAGAACTTGTAAACCAAGCAACAATATCAAGCGATTCTAGATTTGGTATATTATCTAAGTCTGGAGCGGATGCAAAAAAAATGTTTACGGATAAAGTTGTACCTATATCAGTTAATTATCCATTCTTTTTCAAGCCTATCCAGGATGGTATGGATAGACCAAAAACAGAATTAGCATATAGAATACCAGCTTCAAAACTTACAAGAAGAAAATTAGATTCTAATGAAAAGTTAGAAGACCTTGAAGGATTAGATACCACAATTGACTGGAAAAACACAGGAGACAATAGTTATGATGGTGAAAAATTAAAACTATTAGTACACGACGAAAGTGGTAAATGGGAAAGACCTGATAATATATTAAACAACTGGCGCGTTACAAAAACAACATTAAGGTTAGGTAGTAAAGTTATAGGCAAGTGTATGATGGGATCAACATCAAATGCTTTAGATAAAGGTGGTGAAAACTTTAAAACATTATATAATAATTCAGATGTTACAAAAAGAAACCGCAATGGACAAACTAGTTCAGGATTATATAGTTTGTTCATACCTATGGAATGGTCGTACGAAGGATTCATTGATTCTTATGGAATACCTGTATTCGATACTCCAGAAAAACCCGTTAAAGGTATAGATGGAAATTATATAGAATACGGTGTTATTGAGCATTGGCAAAACGAAGTTGATGGTTTAAAGCAAGACCAAGATGGTTTAAATGAATACTATCGTCAATTTCCAAGAACGGAACAGCATGCGTTTAGAGATGAAACAAAACAATCTTTATTTAATCTCACAAAAATATATGAACAAATAGATTATAATGATGATCTAAGAAATTCGCAAGTATTAACACAAGGTAGTTTCCAATGGGAGAATGGTATTCAAGATTCAAAAGTTATGTTCTACCCTAGTAAAGAAGGTAGATTTTTAATTTCGTGGGTTCCACCTAAACATCTTCAAAACAACGTAATAATAAAGGATGGGCTAAAGTATCCTGGTAATACACATTTGGGCGCGTTTGGCTGTGATAGTTATGATATATCAGGAACAGTAGACGCTAGAGGTTCAAATGGAGCATTACATGGGTTAACTAAATTTTCTATGGAAGAAATACCAGCAAACCATTTCTTTTTAGAATACATAGCTAGGCCACAAACATCTGAAATATTTTTTGAAGAAGTTCTTATGGCTTGTGTATTTTATAGCATGCCAATATTAGCAGAAAATAACAAAGCTAGGTTATTGTATTATTTTAAAAGGAGAGGCTATAGACCGTTCTCAATGAATAGGCCTGATAAAGTTTGGAATAATTTGTCACCAACAGAAAAAGAAATTGGAGGCATACCTTCAGCCGGTCAAGATATTATACAAGCCCACGCTTCAGCTATTGAAACCTATGTAGAAAATTATGTTGGGTATAAAGAAAATGGCTATGGGGATATGTATTTTCAAAAAACATTAAATGATTGGTCTAGATTTAATATAAATAATAGAACAAAACATGATGCAACCATAAGTTCAGGATTTGCAATAATGGCATGTAATAAACATTTGTATTCACCGTCTACCACTTATAAAAAAGAAAAAGTAGAATTAAATTTCAAAAAATATAATAACCAAGGTTATAGTTCACAAATAATATAATAGATGATTTATACTAACACAAACAGTTCTTTCCCTAGTCAGGTAGTATCAGACGAAGAAAAACAATCAGCAGAATATGGTTATGCTGTGGGTATGGCTATAGAAGGAGAATGGTTTAGAGGTAATAGGAATAGTCTTGGCAATGACAGGTGGAGTACCAACTGGCAAAATTTCCATAACTTAAGATTATACGCAAGAGGAGAACAAAGTATTCAAAAGTATAAAGATGAATTGTCAATTAATGGCGATCTATCTTATTTAAACCTAGATTGGAAACCAATACCTGTTATACCAAAATTTGTGGATATAGTAGTTAATGGAATGTGTAATAAATTATTTAAGATAAAAACATTTGCACAAGATCCTCAATCAGTTGCGCAAAAAACTGATTATACTGCAGCATTACTTAGAGATATGAATGCTAAAGATTTATTAATTGATATACAGCAAAAACTAGGCGCAAATTTATTTAGCACGCCAGATCCTGGTAAGTTACCAGAAACTAATGAAGAATTAGAAATACATTTACAATTAGATTACAAACAAGCAGTAGAAATAGCCGAAGAAGAAGTTATTAATTATGTATTAAACAAAAATAAATTTTCTAACACAGCAAAACGTATTAATTACGATTTAACTGTATTAGGCATTGCTTCTGCGAAAACTAATTGGAATGCTTCTAACGGTGTTACTATAGATTATGTTGATCCGGCTAATTTGGTTTATTCATATACTGAAGATCCCAACTTTTCAGACATGTACTATGTGGGCGAGGTTAAATCAATTAGTCTAGAGGAATTAAAAAAACAATTTCCAAATTTAACAGACGTAGAATTAAAAGAGATTGAAAAGTTTCCTGGTACAAATGATTATAGTCGTATTTATCAAAACCAAAATTACGATACAAACACAGTACAGGTTTTGTACTTTGAATATAAAACATATTCAAACCAGGTATTCAAAATAAAACAAACAGAACAAGGGTTAGAAAAAGCATTAATAAAATCAGATGGATTCAATCCACCAGCAAATGATAATTTTAATGTAGTATCTAGAAGTATTGAAGTATTATATTCAGGAGCAAAAATACTTGGACATAATAAAATGCTAAAGTGGCAACTTGCGGAAAATATGACACGTCCAGCGGCAGATACTACGAAAGTAGAAATGAACTACGCAATTTGCGCACCGAGGATGTATAAGGGACGAATTGAATCTATAGTTAGTAGAATTACGTCTTTTGCAGATATGATCCAAATAACGCACTTAAAACTGCAACAGGTTTTAGCTAGGATGGTTCCGGATGGAGTGTTCGTTGATGTTGATGGATTATCCGAAGTTGATTTAGGCAATGGTACTAATTATAATCCAGCAGAAGCATTAAATATGTATTTTCAAACTGGTAGTATTGTTGGTAGATCTCAATCACAAGATGGCACGCCTAATCACGCTAAAGTACCTATCCAGGAATTACAAACATCGTCAGGTAATGCTAAAATATCTTCATTAATAAGTACATACCAATATTATTTACAATTAATTAGAGATGTTACCGGATTAAACGAAGCGCGCGATGGCTCTATGCCAGATTCAAATTCATTAGTTGGATTACAAAAAATGGCAGCCGCTAATTCAAATGTAGCAACTAGACACGTATTAGATGCTAGTTTATATATAACATTAAGAATATGTGAGAATATATCTAAAAGAATTGGTGATTCTTTAAAGTTTCCTTTAACCGCTAATGCTTTAATACAAAGTATATCAGTTTCAAATGTTAGAACCTTAGAGGAATTACAGCAATTAGATATTCATGATTTTGGTATATTTTTAGAGCTTGAACCGGATGAAGAAGAAAAAGCTCAATTAGAACAAAATATACAAATATCACTACAGTCAGGCGGAATTGATCTTGAAGATGCTATTGATATAAGAGAAATTAATAATATAAAACTAGCTAATCAATCTTTAAAATACAAAAGAAAAAAGAAACTAGAAAGAGATCAAGCAAATCAACAAGCTAATATTCAAGCACAAGCTCAAGCAAACGCACAAACAGCAGAGTCTGCGGCTTTATCAGAAGTACAAAAACAACAAGCCTTAGCTCAAACTGAAATACAAAAAATGCAAGCAAAAATGCAATTTGATATTCAGAAAATGGAACAAGAAGCTCAAATTAAAAAATTGTTAATGGCTGAAGAATTTAGTTATCAAATGAAGTTGGCTCAAATTAATGCAGACGCAATGCGAAGTAAAATTAATACAATAGAGGATCGCAAAGATAGCAGATTAAAAACAACAGCAACACAACAATCAGAATTAATAGACCAAAGACAGAATAAGACAATGCCTAAAGACTTCGAGTCATCTGGTTTTGATAACTTATCAGGTTTTGATTTAGCACAATTCGAACCACAATAAATTTTACAATCAATCTTATAATATTATATCATGTCAGAACAAGTAAAAACAGAAGGGGAATTCAAATTAAAAAAGCCTACGCCTAAGAAATTAAATAAAGTAGAGCAGATTACTAAAGTCACTATTAAAGACACAGACGATATTAAAGCGCCTGAACCAGAAATAACAAAAGTAATTATTCCTAACGAAACAATTCAAACAGATGCCATTCAAGAGCAAACAACAAATGAAAGCGTGTTGGACAGCCAAGGATCCCAAGTGGGATTGCAAGAAGTGGTCCAAGGAAACGAAGAACCTAAAATCATTGCCAGTCAAGAAGAAGAAGTAATTGTATTAAACGAAATTACTGAAGAAGAGATTCAGCAAGAAACAGCTAATTTAACAAAAGAAGTTAATGATGCTGTAAGAGCAGCGGAATATTCTGGTAAAGCATTGCCTGAAAACATAGAAAAACTTATTTCTTTTATGGAAGAAACAGGTGGTGATATTAATGATTACGTCAGACTTAATGCTGATTATTCAAATATAAATAACGAAGCCTTATTAAAGGAATATTATAAAAAAACACGTCCACATTTGGATAGCGAAGAAATTGAGTTCTTAATGGAAGACAATTTTGAGTATGATGAAGAGTTGGACGACGAGCGAGATATTCGTAAAAAGAAACTCGCTTTTAAAGAAGAGGTTGCAAAAGCAAAAACCTTTTTAGAGAGTCTTAAAAGTAAATATTACGAGGAAATCAAGTTGAGACCTGGTATTACGCAAGACCAACAAAAAGCAAATGATTTTTTTAACCGCTACAAGGAAGAGCAGCAATTAGTGGAATTGCAACATTCTAAATTCAAAGAGAATACTAAAAGTTTATTTAACCAAGATTTCAAAGGTTTTGATTTCAATATTGGTGACAAAAATTTTAGGTATGGTATAGGCAATAAGGATGTTGTTGCAGATAGACAATCAAATATAACTAATCTTGTTAAGAAGTTCTTAAACGATAAAGGTGATGTTGTAGATTTGAAAGGTTATCACAAAGCTATGTACGCCGCAGATAATGCTGATACAATTGCAAAACACTTTTACGAGCAAGGCAAAGCTGATGCTATAAAAGAAGTTGTTGCAAAATCTAATAACATTTCAACAGAGCCTAGGCAAACTAGTTCAGGGGAAGTATTTGTTAATGGGATAAGAGTAAAAGCAATCAATGGCGTTGATTCTTCAAAATTAAAAATACAACAAAGAAAATTTTAACATTAAATTAAAAAATTATGGCAGTAGTAGCACCCGCTTTCGGATCTATTAAACCGTCTCAGAAGCAACAAGCTCTAGACACAAACTATTTGAACTTTACTGACGGAAGTGGTAAAGACTTTTCTCAACAATATTTACCTGAAATCTACGAGCAAGAAGTAGAGCGTTATGGAAACA